GAGCGGCGATACGCAGAAGTCGAAGGTGCTGACGCAAGCCTATAACAGGATTTTCTATTCCAACCTGTTTGACGTTCCCGCATACGCGGACGCCACGGCCGCTGAACTTGTCATCCTCCAGAAGGCGCAGGCTGAGATGGCCTATTACCTCGCCGTTCATGCGGCCGACGAGGACAGGCGAAAGGGGATACAGGCGCAGGGCGTCACGGAGGCCGGGATCGTCAAGGAAAAGTATGCCGATGGGTCGCTCTCAGATATCCCCATCCCGCCCATCGTCTCCGGGATTCTCGAAGACTTCTCTACCGATGGCGACGAGTTCTACGCTCAGGGCGTTGACCGCGACGAGGACGACGAGGATATGGCTCTGTGACGGGACGAAGGTCCGAGATAGTCAATGCGTTCGGCGCGGTCCAGGCTGAGATGCGCCGGGGCCTCGGTTCGCTCGACGTTGGCGAGTTCTCGGAGGTCCGGGCCGGGAAGGTCAAGCGCGATCTCATAGCGTCCATCGATGCGCTGTCTGTCTATGCGGCACGTTGGGCTACGCGGGCCGTCAAAGCACGATATCAGGATGCGCAAGGCAAGGCCCGAAATCGCCTAGAGATGATCGGGGCAAAGCGGGACAAGCGATTCGATAGGCGACGGCACGCCCGGACCATTGAGCAGTTAGGCGACGCGACGCTCAAGGATTACATGAAGGCAACGGCGGCGATGAAGCTCCTCGTCGGCCAGTACATCGAAGGCTTGAGACGGCATAGCGCAAGTCTCGCCCAGGTCCAGGAGTTCAGGCCCGAGAGTGTACTTGGAGCCGTTGGCGATGAGTTCGTCGGGACGCTTGTGGCAAACGCCATTGCCAAGAACAAGTCGCGGGGAACGGTGTCGAGGGCGATTATGGACTGGCTTAAGCGGAACCTTGCCGACGGGAACTACATCAAGATCGGGACGCGCATGTACAACGTGCGCGATTACTCTGAACTTGTGGCAAGAACGCGGATGATAGAGGCATCGACCGAGGCGACCAAGGAAGAATGCCGGGAATATGACAATGATCTTGTCGTGTTCTCCACGCATTCAAACCCTTGCGATGAATGCGCAGAGCTTGAGGGGCAAGTGTTTTCCATATCTGGAGAGAGTACCGAATATCCGATGTTGACAGATGACGTGACCCCCCCGATTCATCCGAATTGCGGTCATAATATCGCGCCGACCTCGGAGATTGCGATGGCATACGTCAGGAGACGAGGCTAGGTAAATGATAAATGCGTATTTTGTCGATGCAATAACGCGCGTCAGACACAACGGCTATGACAAGTGGGGCGAACCGCTGGCGACGACAAGCGTCTCGTTCAACGGCTACATTGAGCGCAAGACTCGGCTCGTGCGCAACTTCGCCGGGGAACAGGTTGTCAGCTCCGCTATGATCTACTGCCCCGCGACGCTCACGATAACACATGAGGACAAGATGAACTTCGATGGCGCGGACCACGTCATCCTGAACATCGTCAAGCAAAAGGACTTTTCGGCTACGCACACGGAAATTTACGTGGCATGATATTTGCACCCATCGAAAATTATCTCGTCTGGCCTCGGGATTATTCCGGCCTCGAATCGAACATGAGCGCGGCGATTTGCAAACACCATCAAATTCTCGGGCCGATTATCGTTCTTGATCTTGTTGATGTGATGAACCTGTTCCGACTTTTTAAGATATCTACCAATGATAGATTCGGCAATCAACCGATGCTGAAGAACATATCCACGCGGAGATCTGAATGGATGGCCGGGGGCCAACTGTTCAAGATATCCCTCCGAATGATTGATAACGCCGCCCTTCCAGTTATAGCATTTCTTGCCAGAATAGGATTGCTTTCTTTTCCGTTTCGTCTCCTCGGTTTGCGTCAATCCCAAGTGGGCGAGCCTGAGGTTTTCTCGGTGCTGGGGCGAGAGCTTCCTGCCAAACAGGGGGCTATTGACGCCCGTATATTTCCCCCTACGAGTCACGCTCATTTTTTCCTTTGCTTCTTCTGTATGATGGCGGCCCCACATCGGATGATTTTCCTTATTCTGCAGTCTTCGGCGCATGGATGCACCTTGGCGCTTACGGCTTTCCGGAGATTGCGGCTGGCGGCGGAGGGCCGCCTCTCTCATTTTGGCTATCGTTTCCTTAGAACACTTCATTCCCTTAAGCATCTTATTTACCTCTACTTATATTATACACTAAATATCTATCGAACGCAACCATGAATAACAACGCCTCATTCAAATTGTCTTTTGATGAGTTCGACAAGAAGTTCTTGGAGTTCGCTATCCACGAAGCCCCGGATGCCACAAGGCATGGCGTCAAGGATGCCATCGACCAACTCTATCAGGATGCGCTGAACGTATCCCCGACTGTTCCTAAAAAAGAAGGAATCCTGAGGGCTGAGGTCTCAAGGGAGACTAAAGATATTGGCGATTCTATCGTCGGCGAACTGACCTTCAAGATGCCCTATGCGGCCCGCCGCCACGAGGAGGAGGTTGGGCCCGTGTCAGGCAAGCCCGTTGTGTTTACAGAACCCGGTTCTGGTCCGAAATATGTTGAAACGAAACTTGTCCGCTTTATGAAGGACTATATCGGCATCGTCCGAGACTCCATTAAGGCTAGGATGGCAAAGCTAGGAGCGGCGAAATGATCCAGGAAGTTGCTCAGTTCATAGAGGACAATACCGCGCTAGTCGTCGGGACGGACCTGTTCGTCGGCCATCGGCCACAAGAGGCACAGGCGCGATGCACGGTGCTTCTCGAACGCTCGGGCGGCATCGAGTATTTCGACTTGACCGATAAGGTCGATTGGGCGCTCCAAGTCCTGAGCAGGGGCGCGACCTACATGACGGCCCGCGACGATGCGATGCTCATCCATGCGCTCCTGCATGGCGCGGCGGGCTGGACGCTCCCCGTCATCACGTCGGGTGACGCATATTATCTTGAAACCGCTGAGGCCCAGGCTTATCCGGCCTATATCGGGACGGATGAGAAGGGCCTGCACGAGTTCAGCGCGAACTACATCTTGCGTGTTAGGGCTGTCTGAGCAAGCGGCCATCGAAGATAATCTCTTCGGGCTTGGTCTTCCCGCCCTTCTCGAAACGAAGATGAGCGCTTTTCGACGCAAAGGCCATCAGGTTCTCGGGGCGGTTGTCGCCATGCTTTTTATTGATGTGGTGCACCGAATCAGAATGGATGAGATATCGACCCAACAGCTTTTCAACCACTAGGCGATGTTCAAGAACATACTTGGTCTTGGAGCGGAATGGATGCTCGGGGCTATACAAAAGCCAGTAGCCCCCTCCCTGCTGGCGTCGTCCACCATGCCAATTTGAACTAGCCGGACCGGGGTATTTCCCGAGCAAAGCCTCTCTCATTTTGGCCTTGTATTCGGCCGTGTGCCGACGCGACGAGGCAACCTCGCTCATCCGCTCGCAGAAAGCCCTTGACCGCTTGAGTCCAAGGTTGGATTCGCGAAGCTTGGCGATCGTTTCTTCTGATGGATGACGCCCCCGATGCGCTTCGCTCATGCGTCGGCGGGTTTCAGGCGAAGCCTTTTTGCCAAGGTTGGCAAGGCGCAGCTTCTCCCGATGCTCTTTCGATTTTGGGATTCCCTTATTAATGGAATGCCCTCGCAAGGCTTCGCTGATGTGCCGCCGATGTTCTTCCGAGAATATTCTCATTATGTCGTTACCTCTTGGTTAATTATACCCCGATAGGTAATGACAGTCAAGGAATAAGTATTGTCCGGGCCTGAATGCCCTGAACAATAAATCACTTTTTTTGATGGAGGTTCTATATGTGCGCACTTCCCATAGGCGACCTTGGACCGTGCCAGGTTTTGTGGGGCAGTGATGACCTCGGGCCGACCCTGGGCGGAGTCGTTTTCAAAGAAGAGGTTCACTCGGTTGACATCAAGGAAGACGGACACGGGGACACGCCTGTCGATGCCGTCTTCACCGGGCGGCTCGTGACCATCGAGTGCAAGTTCACGCGCTCGTCGCTCACACAGCTCGAGGCCATGATTACGTCCTCAACTGCCGGAGGCTCGAACCTCAAGGTCGTCAACACCGTCGGCGACCAGATGTTCGCTAACGCCGAGGAG